ACTTTAGCTGCACCCGCCAAGTAACATATTCGACCGCGAACCCGCTGGAAGAAGTCGATGTTGTGCTGTTCATCAATGGCTTGCCCTTTGCCACGCTAGAGCTGAAAAACCCGTGGACAGGACAAACCGCGCGTTATCACGGCCAAAAACAATATCGTGAGGATAGAGACGCCTCTCAGGCTCTATTCCAGTTCGGGCGCTGCCTTGTGCATATGGCGGTTGATACCGATGACGTTTACATGACGACAAAGCTTGCTGGCAAAGGCACATTCTTTTTGCCGTTCAACAAGGGACATGATGGCGGCGCCGGAAATCCGCCAAACCCAAATGGCCATAAAACTGCCTATCTTTGGGAAGAAGTGTTTGGCCGTGAAAGTGTAGCAGGCATCATTCAACATTTCATGCGTTTTGATGGATCATCCAAAGACAAGCTGGAGAAACGCACATTATTCTTCCCGCGTTATCATCAGCTGGATGTCGTGCGGAAGCTGATCTCTCATGCCGTTGAAAACGGTGTGGGGCATACTTACCTTATTCAGCATTCTGCCGGTTCTGGGAAATCTAATTCTATTACATGGGCGGCGTATCAGCTAATTGAGGCTTACCCAAACAAGGAAGGCTTGCCCGGCGCACGTGGTTTGGAACAACCGCTATTTGACAGTGTGATTGTTGTGACCGACCGCCGCATTCTGGATCGCCAGCTCCGCGACAACATCAAAGAGTTTTCTGAAGTGAAGAATATCATCGCTCCGGCCTATAAATCATCCGAGCTGAAAAGCGCTCTGGAGCAAGGCAAGAAGATTATCATCACGACCATTCAGAAATTCCCGTTCATTATTGACGGCATTGATGATCTTAGCGAGAAACGTTTCGCCGTGATTATTGATGAGGCGCACAGCTCCCAAAGCGGATCCGCGCATGACAATATGAATCGCGCCATGGGTAAAGACGCGGATAGTGATGCAGAAGATGCTCAGGACAAGATCATAGAGGCCATGCGCTCACGAAAAATGCGCGGTAATGCGTCTTATTTTGCGTTCACAGCCACGCCAAAGAACACAACGCTGGAAAAGTTCGGAATGCAACAGCCAGACGGCAGTTTCCGCCCGTTTCATCTCTACACCATGAAGCAAGCGATTGAAGAAGGCTTTATTCTGGATGTATTGGCGAATTATACGACCTACAAAAGCTATTACGAAATTCAGAAATCTATCGAAGACAACCCACTGTTCGACAGCAAGAAGGCGCAGAAGAAGCTTCGTGCTTATGTTGAGCGCAACCCCGGCACTATTCAAATTAAAGCCGAGATTATGCTCGATCACTTTATTCAAAATGTGGTCAATGCGAAAAAGCTAAAAGGCAAAGCCAAGGGCATGATCATCACGCAGAATATTGAATCTGCTATTCGTTATTACAAAGCGATCACAAAATTGCTGGAACAGCGCGGCAATCCGTTCAAAGCTATCGTTGCGTTCTCTGGTGAAAAAGAAGTTGATGGCATTGCGTACACGGAAAGCCAGATGAACGGTTTTTCAGATGATAAAACCAAGGAATATTTTGATGGTTATGATCAGGATGGCAAGCCAATCATCCATAATGGTTCTTCTATCGAAAACACATATCGTTTGCTCGTGGTGGCAAATAAATATCTGACAGGTTTTGATCAACCCAAGCTGACATCTATGTATGTTGATAAAAAGCTACAGGGCGTTTTATGTGTGCAGGCTTTGTCACGCTTGAACAGGTCTGCTCCTAAATTTGGGAAGAAAACAGAAGATCTATTTGTGCTCGATTTCTTTAATTCCGTTGAGGACATCAAGAATGCATTTGATGACTTCTATACATCGACTAGCCTATCCGAAGCCACTGACGTGAATGTTCTACATGAATTAAAAGATACGCTCGGCGATGTTGGGGTTTATGACTGGCACGAGGTTGAGCAATTTGTGTCGTTGTATTTTGATGATGCAGACGCCCAGCAGCTGAGCCCGATTATTGATGTTGCCGCGCATCGTTTTAATGAAGAGCTGGAGCTTAAAGATGATGAAAAGGCTGATTTTAAGATCAAAGCCAAGCAGTTTGTAAAAATCTATGGGCAAATGGCATCCATCATGCCGTTTGAGGTGCTGGATTGGGAAAAACTCTTCTGGTTCTTGAAGTTCTTGATTCCAAAGTTGATCGTCAAAGATCCTGATGCTGAAAAGATTGATGAGTTATTGGAAGCTGTTGATCTATCTTCCTATGGGTTAGAGCGCGTAAAGCTCAGCCATTCTATAGGCTTAGATGCCAGCGAAACAGAACTTGACCCTCAAAATGCTAACCCCCGTGGGGCTCATGGTGGTGATGAGGAGCAAGACCCACTTGATGCTATTATTGAAAGCTTTAATGAACGATGGTTTCAAGGCTGGAGCGCAACGCCTGAAGAACAGCGCGTTAAGTTTGTAAATTTGGCTGAAAGTATTCGCTCTCACCCAGATTTTGAAACGAAGTACCAGAACAACGATGATAAACAAAACCGTGAACTGGCTTTTGAAAAGATCTTTGAAGATGTGATGATGAGTAATCGTAGGAATGAACTGGAGCTTTATAAGCTCTTGACCAATGATCCAGCTTTCAAGGCGGCGATGCAGCAAAGCCTTCGTGAGATGATAGGACGTTAAATTCACGGTCATGCCTAGCTATGTGATTATTTTATAAAGGCAGGATTCTGCAGCCCGCCGTCGAACAAGCCCTTTGAGCTTACGGCCACCAGCCCAGACCCAGCGCATAAATTGTTCTGGTACTTCGGCGTGTTCTTCACGGTTGATTTTACGGCGCAGTGTTGAACGCTGGAGCGCCCCGCCGCCCAGATTATAAGTGAATGACACCAGCGCGTCGAATTGACCGTCTGTCAGCGGCACGTTAATCAGACGCAGGACAGTACGCTCTGCGATCTGGGCATCATGGCGCAATAATTCCTCGGCTTGTGCTTCATCAATGCCTGCTGAAAAATCCTCGTCGTCTTTGGCAACGTGACCATAGCCGATGGTGGGATAACCAGCCGGACAAAAATAAAGGGTCCGAGAGAAGCCCTCGAACCGTTTGATCAGGTCCAGTCCGTTTTGCGTTATGTTCCTCATGTTTCTCCTCTTTTCTTGTAATTTCAATCGTTGCTGATAATATGTTCTGGTACGAAAACCAGAGGGATCGAAGCATGGCGCTAAACTTGGCGAATACTGTTGTTGAATTTTTACAGCAAAATCCGGAGCAAAAATTTACTGCTCGGGAGATCGCTAATTGGATATTTGAAACATATCCAGATGAATGTCGCCAAAAACAAAAGCGCTCAACCGCTACTGTTAATCCGCTCGACAATGAAACAGCATTGCTGCAGCAAATCGTTGCTGAAATTGGTTCACAACGCCCGCGATTGCAGAAGCGTCATCCGGAAGTAAAAACCACAGAAGGTCGCCCTCGAAAGTATTATTTCACTGAATCAACTGACAGTGCTGAGATTGACCATGCTGAGAGTCATGAGCCTTCACCCGCCACAAAAGCGAACGGGTCTGTGGTAAAAGAGCATGACCTTTACCCCATCCTGTCAGAATTTCTCTGGTCAGAGCTTGAGCTGTACAGCAAACGAATTGATGAAAAGCGATCCCGTAACTCTAGAGGCGCAGGCGGTAATAAGTGGCTCTACCCTGATCTTGTCGGTATGGAAGATCTCAGCTCTGATTGGCACCGTGAAATAAAAGACTGCGTGCAGCAATATGCTGATAAGAAAACCAAACTATGGTCATTTGAGGTTAAGATATTAATTAATCGATCAAATGTACGGGAAGTCTTTTTCCAAGCTGTAAGCAACTCTTCATGGGCAAATTTCGGCTATTTGGTTGCTAGCGAAATTGAAGGGGCTGATACCTTGAAAGAACTTCGCATGCTCTCCAGCCTTCATGGTATTGGATTTATACGACTGGATGCTGAGAACCCATCTGAAAGCCAAATCATGATTCCTGCCAAGGAACGCACTGAAATTGATTGGGATACGGCGAATAGGTTGACGGAAGAAAACAAAGACTTCTTGCAATATATCAAGTTAATCCGTCAGTTTTATCAAACAGGCGAGATACGCCAGTCTGACTGGGATATGAACGCAGAGCAGGATTAATCCTTTTTCAGTGCTCCTATAACTTTCAGGTTTTTGCTGCCATATTCAAATACGCCATGCCATTGCTCTTGCCCGAGGACTTCTTTGCGCTCAATCATTAGCGTAAAGCGGTCAATGCCGTATTGTTTGGCAGTGGCATAATCTTCCAGTGCGTACCAAGCTTTACGGGCTAGCGTGGTCGCCATTTTTTTGACCGTGTATTCAAAAACATTCAGCAGTGCTTCCAGCTCTGCATCGGTGCATTTTTCGTTTTGAACATCTTCAATCATGGCTTTGTAAAATAGTTTGCTCATGGCTTTATCTCCTTGTTTTTAATTGCTTTTTGCATTTACAGTAACGCTTCATTCTGGGCGCTTATCAAGTGAATAAGATCATGTTTTTCAAGGATTTGAGCGGAACTTGGCCAAGGCGCGTTGCCCGAACCAGAAGGACATGACAGCAGCAAATAACGCCTGCGTTTCAGCGTCCCATACGGCGATCAGTCCGTCGGTAATGCCGACACCCTGATCTAATAGCTTGAACAGTGCAGCGGTTTTGACGGTGGCAAACAGAATAAAAAACGCGTAGGTGATGATCGGGCGCACAGAGGCACGCAAAGCCTCAACCCATTTCACACCGCTGGGCTGGCTGGCATGAGCATAGAGCGCCTTGCTTTCAGCCAGATCGGCCTGCACCTGTATTTCTTCAAGGCGTTGTGTGTGGCCTTGGCGTTGCGCTTCCATCTGCCGATCCAGAATGGCCAGCTCATGTTTACGGTCGGCATGATCACGCCAAAGTTTCAAAAAATCCGGAAATGCGGATGATAAAAAGCCCAGCAGGCTTCCAAGTAATGTCAGCATAGTTTTTCTCCTGTTTATTTGGGGGTGAAGGGTCCAAGTTTTGCAGCCACGCCTGCGACTAAGAGCGCCAGCACACCAATGGTGATCCAGCGCACAACGGTTTGCAGAAAGGTGCGTTGCATGGTTTTGATTGAGCCTGCCAGATCGCGCAGCGTGCGGATGTCGTTGGCGGCCTCTTCATCTGCTAAGCCAACTTCCTTCAGGGCTTTTCTGGCCCCTCGGCAGGCAGCTTGCTCTAGCAGAGACTCAAATTCTGTACGCGGCAGGCACACCATATCGTCCTGCCGCTGATGGTTATCAGCGGTCATGATTACTCTTCCTGTTTTTAAAGGTTATTGGTCGGCGGTATGGACGACGGGATTTTCAGCAACGGCGCTGATTTCAACCAGCTCGCCCCGAGGCCGAACAGCTGTGACGCGGGCCAGCGTGCTCCATTTCTCACCAGCGCCAAAGGCAATATGCGTGCGCTCCTGCAGCTCTCCAGTGTAGGGCGTGAAGTCCAGTTCATCCTGTAAAAGCACCTGATTGGGTGTTTCACCGGGTAGAACAAGCCACGGACCAGAAACGCTGCCATCAGCTTTACGCAGGCTGATAAAGTGATCCCCAAGCTCCTCAGACCATTCCAATGGCTCCGATAAGCTCAGAAGATTGTCATCAACCGCAATAACCTCGGCACCTTGGCCCCAGCTCGGCATATCGTGGGCAATTGCAATCAGATCACCGTAAGTGGGGATCAAGCCTTCTAGCTCCGTTTGAAAGGTCACCAAACGCCTGCGATAGCGATTGGCGGCGGCCATATATTTGCCTTCACGAATGGCTTGAGCCTTTTCAGTGCAGCCAAACAATCGCACCCGCGCAGGTTGATCGCTGGTGCTGTCAGGCAGGCTGACGGTTTCTTCTACTGTTTGCCATGTCTCCTTTGAGAAATACTCCACCGTAACGCTATCCGCCGTATCATCACTGGCCAGCAGATACTGGATTTTGAGGCTGTTCTTCACGATGTTGCGCGGGCTGAACAAGGCGACTGGGATCGAGCGTTGTTCATCTCTGACAAAGCGAACAGTGCCACTTTGCATGAAGCTAACGGCGCGACCACAACGTGCTGTGCGGCTCAGTGCCTCCCAAACCGTGACTGTTTGATCAAACACGGCATCGAAATAATCACCGCGAGATTGCCAATTGGCATCCAGCGCTTTCAGCTGCGTCAGATCAATCCGGCTATCATCCAGCTTGCCGCCATATTGGCTGCGGGCAATATCAGCGAGAGCCCATGCAATGGAGCGTGTGGTTTGTGGTGCTGACCATCCGGTGGCTTCATCCCAAACAGGTAATTTGCGCGTGACAAGGCAGTTCACCATCCGTGAGGAGCGTTGCGATAAATTATCCGTGGCTCGCATTTTCATGGCGATGAGCGTGACATCACCGAAATCCGGTGTTTGATCCAAGACAGCTTTTAAACCGCCCCAACGAAGCTCATGTCCGGCTCTGGCAGATGTATCCTTGGCATCAGTTCTCAAAGCTCGCACTTCATAGCGTCCGGTCGCCACCGCATAATCAAACGTCATACGTTGCGGCGTGTTGGTGGCTGCTGTGAGGGTTTCACTTCCCAATGTTTGCCATGCGCCAATGGCTGTGCCGTCATCATCGATCTGACGCGCTTCAAATTGCCATGTGATGGTTCGGTTGTTCAGACCGCCACTGTCATTGGCGTAATAGACTCCACGCGGCATGACAATATCGACACTGATCTGGTGGCAGTTGGTTTGCGCGGGGTTGGCCACAAAAGGCCCAACCCAATCACCACCATCGCCTGTACTGAGTAATTCCTGTCCTGCGACCTCGGGTGCGGTGACGACATCTGTATCAAATAGCGTGACGGCATCGCCGGGTTGGACGATTTCATAGTCAATCTCTTCAAAGGAGCTGATCGGCGTATCCTCAATACGGATCTGCTCCAGATCATATTCCCCCTGACCAATGCAGTGCAGCTGATGCAAATATTGCTCGTTATTCTGATAGAGCGAATATGGCGTTGCGGCCAAGTCTGGATAAACAATGTGCCGACCGTAAACCACGGGGATGGGTTGACTTAAGCGTGCCTGATTGCCTTGGGCTTGTAATGAATAGGTTGGGCTGGCTGCTGGTGTATTGCCAAAGCCACTATTCAAGCTGGTGGATGGCACAGGCGGCGGCACCAAGACATTCAACAGCGCACTTCCGGCAAAGGCGACACCGGCGGTGACCAATGCAATGCCTACAGTGCTGGTCACACCAATCGCCCCCGCAAGCGCAGCTCCGGCATAAGGAGCCGCAACCATCACAGCAATGGTCAAAACGGATCGTAAAATCTTGCCACCCCCACCGCCGCCACCTTGGGGTAGCGTGATAAAAGTGACGATATCAGACAGACCAATGGTGATTTTATGCCATTGATCTCGAAGCACCGCTTCGCCATTGAATAGGCAAATAGTTGGGCGTTCAAATTCTATGATGCCTGCCTCATCCAGCCATTCACGAATAGTGATGGGATGATCGACCGCAAAAATATCGCGTCCGCGTGCTGGCATGAATGGATTGTGAAGCATGTGGACGCAAGCAAACATGGGACCCTCGTAATTTATTAATCTGGTTTAGCGGCATTCCCCTGAAACCGATAAAAACCTTCAATTTGCCAGCCTGCGAGTTTGAGACTGGCCATATTCTGAAACACCACACCATTGCCCTTCACGCAGTGAAGAACACCTTGTTCGCTAGGGCTGATGGTGATCCATATGCCCACATGGATGGGGTGGCGGGATTGGCGCATCAACACTGCATCACCTTGTTCTGGTGTATCAGTGAGTTGCCAGCGTTTGCGCTCTGGATGATCTCGGAAGGTCAAAGCCAGTCGCTTTAAATTTCCCTCGGCGACAGGAATATCGGGCAGGTTTCGGCCAAAATGATGCTTTTGCACCCAAACCACGAGACTCCAGCAATCAAAAACATCCGGGCCTTTTGCACCAGCTTGCCATGGCAAGCCGATATAGCGACACGCCCAGTGCAGCCCATCCGGCTGCCGGGTCAATTCATTCATGATATTTCCTTTTTTGGGTTAGCGGGTCAGGCCGGGAAAGCGTGTGGCGGTGTAGGTTTCTGACGGAAAGCTCTTATTGCCGATATCCAGCATACGGGCTCGGCCAACAACGCGACTGACATCGGCTTCGACTTCACTCAAGATCAACGTGATCGGCGGGTCCATCTGCGGCCCGGAGAGATCATTGCTCAAATATGGGCGATAGGTGATCTCAATTTTTTCTGCGCTCTCAACAGCAGCGTCCAGATGCTTGATCAGCTCACGACTGACATTATCAATCGTGACGGTAATTTCCGGCACAGGTGATGTGTCAACAGGTGGCAGCTCCAGATCAAACCCCATAGCAATGAAGGTGACATATTCATCCGGGTTTAAAGGCGCGGTATCCTCAAGCTTGGCTGATAAGTCTTGATGGTCACGCACCAAACGCGCAGCAATAGGCTGGCCTTCATCATCCCTGAAATCAGGATGGCGAAGCTCCAGCGTGTGTAAAATCACGATGTCACTTGGTGCAGAAGCATAGGCTTCGGCAATCGCCGCATTCAAGGTGGGATCAGGCATCTTCATCCTCCCACGCTATGTCTGTGATGTAATCGACGGCCACACCATCCAAGAAAGCGGCTTCGATAGCATCGGACCGTGAGCGCAGCCGTGAAATTTCAGTCAATAACGCTTGCGCTTTTGTCAGCATTGTTTGTTCAGCCTCCGTGAGATCAGAACGTCCGCCGAGCAGATATAAATCAGCCAGTGCATTTTGCTGCTTCCATACAGGTGCAATCTTAGTGATACGCCGTCCGGCTTCTTCCTTGATCTGGCGAATAAGCTGACTGTTTGAAAGAACATCAGCCAGCTCATCTTCACTCACAGCTTTCCCGCCCGATGGTGGAGTAACCTCCGCAGCAAAAGCGTAATAATGCCGTCCATTCAGATCAGCCAAATGGATGGGAGCAGTTTCACTTTCATCGAAGTGTGGCGCACGATCATGCAAATAGGATTTGAGATTCATAAAAGCCTCCTAGAAAATTACGTTTTTGAGAGTTTTGACATCGTGCAGATTGCTACTTTGTGTGCCGGTTTCGCCGTAGGAGTTATTCTCCCCACAGGCATCAACGCGGCCATCGTCATATAAAACGCCAAGCCCCCACGCAGATGTGCCTTGTCCAAAGCAATTCCAATCTTCAATAATCCCGGATTGCCCAAGCACGCGTTGAAATGTGTTATTCGTGCCTGCTGTGGAATTAATGCCGATATTGGCATTGCCGGAATAACCAGCGGCCCATAGCTCATCATCAGATTGAACGATGACACCTTCGTAGCTTGCCCCACCGCCTATCCGGACGCGGGATACATTGCCTTGAAAGCTGCCGTTTGGCTTAAATGGTGAAAGTTGGTTGGTCGTGTTGCCAGTGCCAAGCTGGCCGTAACCATTATTGCCCCAAAGATAAACTTCGCCCTGATCGGTGATCCCACCAGAGGATGGATAGCGTCCATCGCCTGCAAAAATGTCAACAAAACTTTCGCTATGGCTGATTTGTGAAAAGCTGGTGCGATTGGTCGTATCGCCATGTCCGAGCTGACCGTAGCCGTTATATCCAGCGCTCCAGATTGAACCATCTGATAGCAAGACCAACCCATGCCCCGTTGGACTTGCGCCATCGGTACGATATCCACACGAGGCAACGGCTTTGACAGCTGTATTAATGGAGGCGTGCAATATCGGTGTTTGGCGATTGGTTGTATCTCCTAAACCCAACTGGCCTTGTGCATTATACCCCCAGACCCACAATGCGCCATTATCTTGAACGGCATATACAGTATGAGGAAGGCCAGATACAGACACATCGACAATATCCACCAGCGAGCCACAGCGCACAGGCGTATATTGATGCGCGGATGTGCCGTTTCCTAAATTGCCGTTGCTGTTATGACCGCATGCATAAACACGCCCATCTGTTGTTAAAAAGTAAGCACAAGCATGATCATAATAATTGGGGCGACCGGGGATGATTTTTGCGATCTGAATGTTGTTTTGAACAAAAAATTCAATCCTTTTTGCAACTGCACGATTAACCGTATCGCCATGGCCAAGCTGACCGTAATTGTTGTACCCCCAAGACCATACCTCACCATCGGCGGTAAGAGCGTAATGCTGCATGCCACCTGAAAATACATCAACAAAACGGATGTCAGGATTTTCAGTTGCTACGCGATTTGGCAGATAGATATGCGAGCCGTTCGGATCACCATTGGAATAATTACCACCATAACCACAGGCTTTGATCGTGCCATCGGCCATGAGATAAACACGCGTGTACCAGCCGCCTAGACCATTGACCTTTGCCAGTTTCCAAACACGGCGGGATGGGCAAGAGACTGATCGCGCCACGCAGGTTGATTGCCGATCATCTGTAACACTTG